ATAACGGTCAGTGATGAAACACACTTGATATTGAAGAAAGCCAAGGAAGATGGGTACAAGGTCAGCCAACTGATTGACGTGGCCGTGAAGACGTTGGGGCGTGAGCAGTTGCTACGCCTTCGCATGGTGTGGAAGAAATACGAGGGTGATGAAGAATGACTGAGTTCATTAGTCGTTGTGATTATTGTAGTTACAATGCCATGTGCATTGAACTTACCGACGGCACACATGCTTGTGTCGTTTGTGTGCCGGAGGAAAAAGAATGACCAAGTACGCGCTCGAAGAATACGAGGAGATGGCACTCGAACGATGGAAGAAACACTTCTACGAATGCCCAAGCCTAGACGAGGACTACCACCCGGACTACCAAGAGTGGTTATACGCGTTAGAGTCTTGGCAAGAGTGCAAAGAAATCAAGTTCGTCGAATACAACATGACGTTGAAGGTCAAATGGGAACACCGATGTTGGTGGGGCGACTGTCCAAACCCACGGAACTTCCATGGATCGTACAGTTGTATTCTTCTTGACATCAAAGATGGTGAATGGCAAGAACCATACGATCACGCCAAAAGTGGTGGACGATGAAGGCCACGTGCGCGATGTGTGGATATCAGGGCGATGTTGATGACGAACCGTTGAGGATGGCGCCAGTATTGGCGTTCTTTAACCCAAAGTTTGGGCGTCGTAAGTATTACCCAGACGTGTGGGTATGTGACACGTGCGCTTCAAAGATACGGGATTAGGCTGAGGCCAAGTTGAACAGCCTCGAAGCCACCGACCAGACCGAGAGTGAGAAAGGACACAAGCACGTTGAGTCGGATCATACCTTCAAGGTTGGAGTCTTTCTCCTGCCGTCGCTCTTCACGTGCCATCAACCATTCTGCAAAGCGGGTCGTCTTCGATGTGCGTGCTTCAGTTTCAGTTTCACTTTCAGTGGTCATATGACAAACCTCCCCACGTTGTAAACTGGGAGTATTTCGGGACCTGGTATCTTAGCAGGTGGTCCAGGTTGTAGCAATGGAGCAAAGGCAAAGAAAGCAGTGGCTGCAAACAAGGTAATAGCAACGGGCTGAGGTATACGCGTTGCCTTAACCGCCGTCATGGAACGCTTAGGTGAGAACACAACGTCTTTAACGCGCTCCTGCAAAGTGTATTGGTAAGGACTGTAATAGAAGTCCATGATCATCAATCCTCATCATGTGATTGTTGCAGTTCATAAGAACGTCGAAGTCGCATAAGATATTGATATTCGGGTTCTTCCATGGCGTCAACATCAACGACCACACGGATGCCGGCAATCACTACGTTGTCAATCCCAGAAACTGGTTGACCAGTTGCACTTCCTTTCCTAGTAATAACTTTTGAAAAAACGCTAAGGTACAACCGGTCACTCGCGGTTGCCGTCATCATGCCATGTGAGACTTCAGATTGTAGAACAGGATAAGAACCCCATGATGCAGAATCTTGCGTGAATGCCCATACTTGTTGAAGGCACAAAGCGCAATTTTCAGCACTCATTTGAGAACCAGCGAATCCGGGACCAAAAAATGAAAACCGGTTTGCTGGTTTGTCGGTGATGAGGATTATATTCTCTATTTGGTCGCCGGGCGAGGCGTCCGTAGCCGTGGGTGCAAATTGATTTTGAACTCCCAAACCTCGAATGAACAATGTTTTTTCACGTTGTGACATCCCGGCTAAGTCAATGTATTGATTTAGAGAAATACATGAGATTTGGTTAACCGTATTCTTATCAACTTCCCAATCGCCACCCGTAGAACGTAGAGTCCACTTACCAGGATCAGTAGGAAGGTCATACGACCAAGCGAGAGCTTCAGTTTGTTTCACTAAACGTTTCATCGTTTACCCCCCTTTTTCTTAGTTCCTTTCCATGACTTGGCGGCTTTCTTGAACAACGATGCATGAGGCGTCTTTGGATGTTTCTTCTTCAGACGTGCGAGTTCTTTCTTCATGTGTTTGTTGTAAGCCGATGGTGCGCGCTTGGCAACCTTGACGGCTTTCTTAACAACGGCTTTACCGGCTTTCCTTGCCTCGACCTTTGCCTGTGCTTTTGCACCCTCAGCAAACATAGCCCGGATTTCTTCGAGCGTACCTTCAATCTTAACCAAGGGTCATCACCCTCAGTTGTCTGCAGCGGTTGACTGAATTGCGATGGCCATGAAATCCTTGGCGGTCAAGGAAACAATCGAAGCGTTGACACGGACCGTGAGGTTCAAAACCCCAGTGACGGCGAGAACGTCAGTGAAACCAGTAATGTAAAGTTGGTCGTTGACAACGTATCGCCCATCATCGGATCCCTTGCCGAAGTTGTCGGGATAAAGGTCGGTCGCCATCGATAAGATTCCGGCCGGGTCGTAAGTAAGAACACCTGACGCAACTAGGGCCCGATCATCAGCATAAACAAGCGAACCACGATTCAAATCAGTGACTTGAACTGTGACGTTGGCGGCGCCTCCAAGTTCGAGCGGAACTGATGCGCCCCCCAAGGCACCTTGGAAAATGAAATCAACGCTGTGAACTTGGATGGCTTGACGGTCGCCCACGTCCACGTACGAACCAAGATCAATGGTAGCCAAAATCTCCGTATTGGCAGCGGAAATAGTCATTCTTTCGGTAAGGGTAAACATGCTTGTCTTCTTGGTTGCCATTGTATCATCTCTCGGGTGGTCGGGGGTTTTCTTGGTTAACTGAGCAGCGAGCCGGCTCCCCCGACCAACCCAAACTAACAATGCGCCGGTACTTAATGCAGCACCTTAATCTTCTTTATTCTCACAGCGCCCTCAACGCGCTCTATCGCATAGCGGGTGACCCTTACCCACCCCCACCCACCCTGCCAATGTTACTACCATGTATTTGAGAAGTTTGTAACTCAATCCTACTTTTTCTAGTATTCAATAACATTATTATTATATGCACAAGCGTTCTGGACGGTACATGGGAAACCAATACAGCATAACGGTCAGTGATGAAACACACTTGATATTGAAGAAAGCCAAGGAAGATGGGTACAAGGTCAGCCAACTGATTGACGTGGCCGTGAAGACGTTGGGGCGTGAGCAGTTGCTACGCCTTCGC